CCAAAGAATGGTAAAATAAAATACTATGGAGATTAAAAAGGTCAATCAGACAGTAATTGAGGAAACCACGCTTGGAATCTATGTGTGGGAAATGCCAGACGGAAGATGGATTGGCGACGATGAGGGTAATTACTTATCAATAGCATCTCATAAAGGAAATAAGGCAAACATGGCGGCATTGGCATCAGAGGTGTCATCCTTTGGAATTGATGTTGGTCAGCCTAAATTTTTATCCAATAGACGTAAGATTGATGATGAACAGTTTGAGTATCAAAAGGCAAGGCTTGATCAAGGATTAATTCCTGACCCATTTGATATTGGAAATTACAAAGATGAGCTAGCGGCTTATAATAAAAAGAATCCAACAATAGGTGGACCAGGGAGATAGTCATGGAGTTTATTGAAGATAACGATTTAGAGTCAACAGATAGAATTCAAATTTCTTCTGCCTCTGATTTATTTCAATTAAAGAAAGAAAAAGATCATTCAGATCCCTTTATGATTGAAGAGGATGACTTAAGAAAAATATCTGGACTAAGCTCCACTTTCCGCCGTAAGATGGGAAGAGAGTTCTCTAAAGCGTTTGCAGGCAGAGAAGGAACTGGAACTCAGCAAAACTTATTACAGCAGGCGGTTACTGGCTATGCAATGTTTGACCTTGTGGAGCCACCATATAACCAAGAGTACCTTTCAAGAATTTATGAAATCTCAACTTATAACTACGCAGCAATTAATGCGAAGGTAGCAAACATTGTTGGACTAGGTTATGATTTTTCTGAGACAAGAAAAACTAACGACGCATTCGATTCTATTACAGACGACAAGCAATTAGAAAGAGCCCGCAGAAAGCTTAATAAATTAAAGCAAGACTTACAGCTGTGGCTTGATTCAACAAACGATGAAGATACTTTTACACAAACACTTATTAAGGTTTACACAGACTTAGAAGCAACTGGCAACGGCTACCTTGAAATCAGCAGAACAACTTCAGGCAACATAGGATACATTGGACACATCCCAGCAAAGACAATGAGAGTACGTAGATTAAGAGACGGCTTTATTCAATTGCTTTACGGCAAGGCTGTTTACTTTAGAAACTTCGGAGACGTAGATACCGAGAGCCCAATCGCAGGCGGAGAAGACAGACCAAACGAAGTTATTCATTTAAAGAAATATACTCCAACAAATAACTATTATGGAATACCAGACATTATTGCAGCACAGAACGCATTGGCTGGAAATGAATTTGCTGGTAAATATAACCTAGACTACTTTGAAAATAAGGCGGTCCCAAGATATATTATTACAGTAAAGGGGGCAAAGCTATCCCCAGAATCAGAAAGAAAATTGCTTGAATTTTTCCAGGTAGGCTTAAGAGGAAAAAATCACAGATCTTTATATATTCCTCTTCCAGCAGATAGCCCAGACTCAAAGGTTGAATTTAAGATGGAGCCAATTGAGGCTGGCACACAAGAATCTTCATTTAATCTTTATCGCAAAGCAAATAGAGATGAAATTCTTTTGGCTCACCGTGTACCAATTAATAAAATTGGAACCCCAGAGGGTGTAAATTTAGCGGTGGCAAGAGATGCTGATAAGACATTTAAAGAGCAAGTTTGTCGTCCAGCACAAATGACATTAGAGAAGAAATTAAATAAAATTATTGAAGAAAAGACAGATGCTCTTTCTCTTAAATTCAATGAATTAACTCTTACAGATGAGGATACTCAATCTAAGATTGATGAAAGATATTTAAGAATGCAGGTAATTACTCCAAATGAAGTCCGTATTAGAAAGGGCATGATTCCTTTGGACGGCGGAGATGATATGGTTGAATTAAAGCCACAACAGCAGGCTGAAATTAGAGCACAGGCTAATAATACTCGTGTCAGAGATCAACAAAGACAGGGTAATTCACCAGACATTTCAGGTGAAGGAAGAAATGCTCAGGGCGACGGAAGACAGGTTGAATAACTTTACTCAACCACTATTTGCCTTTTTATCTACAAATAGATAAAATTAAGCATATGAACATTGAAAAATCTAACTGGTCTTCAAATGGAAATAACCTCCATCTATCAGTCCCCTTCACAAAAGTAAATCGTGAGAAGAGAACTGTTTCAGGTTTTGCAACACTAGACAATATTGATCAAACTGGCGATGTAGTTACAGCAGAGGCCAGCATGAAAGCATTTGAAAGATTCCGTGGAAATCTAAGAGAAATGCATCAGCCACTTGCAGTTGGCAAGGTTGTATCATTTAAGCCAGAAACTTTCTATGACCCAATTTCAAAAGCTTTCTATAACGGTGTTTATGTTACATCTTATATTTCAAAAGGCGCACAAGACACATGGGAAAAGGTTTTAGATGGCACCCTAGCAGGATTTTCAATCGGCGGAAAAATTTTAGAATCAGACAACGAAGTTAACAAGTCAAATGGTGAGACAGTTCGTTTCATTAAAGACTATGAACTAGTTGAACTTTCAATTGTAGATTCACCAGCAAATGAACTGTGCAACATCTTATCAATTGAGAAGATGAACGGACAGATGATATTTAAAGGTATGGCGGCAGATGTAGTTACAGAAAATATTTTCTATTGCGAAGAAAGTAACTCTGTTTTTGTATCAACAGACAAGACATTAGATTCACCAATTTCTGGTAAGCCAGCAACTTTAATCGGTTGGGTAGAATCATCAGATGTAAACAAGTCAAAAGAGATAGATAGAATTCTTGATTTATACAAGTCAAGATCCACGTTGCCTGAAACACAAACAATTGCAAAACAGGCAAACGCAGAAGGAGGTAATGAAGTGTCAGAAAATACAGAAAACACTACAGTTGAAGAGACTGTTGTTGAAGAAGCACCTGTTGTTGAAGAAACACCAGCTGCTGAAGAAGCTCCTGCAGAAGATGCAGTAGCAGACGCTTCTGCTGAAACTCTGGAAAAAGCAGCCGACGTATCAGAAGTTGAGGTTGATGAACCTGATTTTGCAAAGATGTTGGGCGATCTTAAAGGCTTTTTCTCAGAAACTCTAAGCAAGGCTACAGATGCAAATGCAGCGCAGGTTAAGACTGTTACAGAAACAGTTGAAACTTTCAGCAAGAGCATTGATGGCCGAATCACAGAGCTAGCAGAACAACACGCAGTCCTTTCAAAGGCTGTTGAAGATATCAGAAACACGATTGATGGCGTACAAAAGCGTGTCGATGCAGTAGAAGGTGAGACTGCAATTAAGAAGTCCTCAGACCTTGGCGGGTCTCAGGAAGTAAGTACAATAAAGAAATCAAAATGGAACGGTTCTTTCCTCGGTTCCGTAAACGAATTAATTAGATAAACAAAGGTAGGTGAAAATATATGAGCAATGAATTATTAGAAAAGTCAGTAGCTGCTAACACAGCAGTTACAGGTAATATGACAGGTGCTGCAGTAGCTACTACTGGAGTACACATTGGCTCTGAGGGTGAAGGTGGACTCCTTAACCCAGAGCAATCAGCTCGCTTCCTTGACTATATGTTCGATGCAACCGTAATTGGTAAAGTCGCCCGTACAGTAAGAATGAGAGCAGATACAACAGAGATTGATCGTATGTCAGTAGGAGAGAAGCTTATGGTTCTAGCAACCGAAGCTGATCAAACTGGTGGCAACTCAGCGGTCTCATTCTCAAAGATTTCTTTGACAACAAAGAAGCTTCGCTTGGATTGGGAACTTTCAACAGAGTCTCTAGAAGACAACATTGAAGGTCCAGATCTAGAAGATCATATTGCCAGAATGATGGCAACACAGGCAGGAAACGACATTGAAGATGTTATCCTAAACGGTAACACATCACTATCATCAGATAACCTATACAAGGCATTTGATGGTGTTGTAAAGAAGGCTAAGTCATACGGTCACGTTGTAGATCACGGTGGAGCAGCAATTTCTCGTGCAGCATTTAACTCTGCACTAAAGGATCTTCCACGTAAGTACAAGCAGCGTCGTGCAGACCTTCGCTTCCTAGTTGGATCAAACTTGATCCAGGACTTCCTATATGCAAACAGCATTGGTACTAACCAGACAATTCCACAGGATATTGCTTCAAGCATCATCCGTGGTGATGTACAGCCAGTCTCAGGACCAGCAGGTTACGTAGCACCTTATGCATTTGGTATTCCAATTGTTGAAGTTCCACTTCTAAACGAAGCACAGGACGGCGACTATTCAGGAGAGACAGGAAACCACGGAGATATCCACTTAACATTCCCTAACAACGTAGTTGTTGGAATTAAGCGTGATGTAACTGTTTACCGTTTCTTCTGGCCACGTAAGGACTCAATTGAGTACACAATGTATACTCGTGTTGGCGTCCAGATCGAACAAGCAGATGCTTGGGTCGTAGTGAAGAACGTAAAAGTAGCTTCATAATTTAGGATTAAATCCGCAAGAGAGGCCCCCAATTAATTTTGGGGGCTTCTCATTTTAATTTACTAATGCTATAATTAATTGACCTAGAAAAAGGAGAATATAAGATGTCATTCGACACCCTAAAGGTAGCAGAACTAAAAAAAATTGCAGAGGACTTTGCAGTTGAAACAACCAGCTTAAAGAACAAGAACGATATTATTGCAGCCCTAGCAGAAGAAGGCGTAACATGGGCAGTGTACGAACAAACAATTAAAAATATTGAGGAAGAGGCGGAAGAAATTGAAGTCCTTCCTAGATTTGATAAGAACCAGAAAATCACAGACGATATGGTTCTTGTTAGAATGACTAGAGAAAACTTCCGTTATGATATTATGGGAAAAACATTCACCAAAGCGCACCCATTTGTAGCAATGTCTTCAGACGTAGCACAAGCGATCTTTGATAAAGAGGAGGGTTTTAGACCAGCTACACCAAAGGAAGCACAAGACTTCTATAGCTAATTTAAAACGTAAATAATGTCAGAGATATATATTGATCAAACTTCACCAATTAAGACAAAAATCTTTTATGACGGAGAAATTATCGATGCAGATGGAAGCGTAGTAGCGACTGTATATGATATTACCTCAGACGTCAAGATTAGTCCCACTGTTCTTCCAACGACAGTTCAAACAACAATAACTGCAACAAAGTTAGACTCAGATGCTGGAACATATCAAATTGTTCTGCCAGTCTCATTTTGCCGCAGAAATAGAAAGTTTAAGATTGTTTGGTCATATACAGTTTCTGCAACCGCTGGATCTCATACTACATATACAGAGGTTGTTACTCCATATGCAAATCTATCTGAAGTTATTGAAGATTTAAATATCGGCTCAGATGTTAGTGATCCAAATTATAAGACATACAATGAGTTACAGATGGCGGAGAAATACGCTAGAAAACTTATTGAAGAATATTGCAATCAGTCATTTTATCTTTATGATGATCAAGAAGTTGCATATGGTCATGGCTCAGACACATTGCCTCTTCCATATAGAATATATGAGATACATAAACTATACGAAAACGATGTTCTTATAGTAGACAATATTGCTAATGTTAATGATTGGATTTATGACCCAATTATATCTGAATCTAATTTTGGTATTAGGGTAGATAGACAAGACTTATTAGATAATATTACATATACTTCTAACGGATTAATTCCTCCTTCTATTAATGACAGAGGTTTTTCTGGAGCATTTAAAAAAGATTTTAGATATAGAATTTCTGGAAGATTTGGTTGGCCATCCGTGCCAGACAATGTTGAAGAAGCATGCCGTATTTTAATGCAGCAATACTTTGATAAAGATACTGCATGGAAAAATAAGTATGTTAAGAGTATAAGTACTTTTGACTGGAAATTTGACTACATGCCAGAAGCACACACTGGAACTGGCAATCTATATGCAGACCAGCTTCTTAACTCATATAGAATTAACGGAATGGCAACATTCTAAAATGGATCTTATAACATCAGTATTACCAATGCTGCTGGACGTTTATATACAAGCAGATACACAGGACCCAGATACTGGCGCTATGATAAAAGAGTTTCAATATAGAACTACATTAAACTGTAGCGCTAAAGGAATAATTAGCAACTCTGCAACTTCAAGAGGCGGAGACAGACAAGTTATGACTAATAAGTATACTAATGAACAAATGATACAGATTAGAACTGTAGAGAAGTTAAACATTAGACATAAGATTACAGCGATTAGAGATAAAAACAATAACTATATTTGGAAAGAATTAAATCACCCAACAGAGTCTCCAACCGTATTTGAGGTAATTGGCGTAACTCCAATACTTGATCCATTCGGAACAATTCTTGCATATAGCACTACAGCTAAAAGATCGGAGAATCAGGTAATTGGAGTCTAGTACAGCATTAGTATCTGTAGCCAGTGGATTAGAATCATTAATGACTGGATTAAATACATCTATACTAAAAGACTCAACGGTTGCCCAAATTTCTGCTACTGTATATTATCAGGCTCATGTTATGGCAAAGCTTACTTCTAATAAAAACTTTCAAAGTAAATTTAATACAATGATATTTAGACAGATTAACGAAGACTTTGGTGCATATATAGATGCCAAGGCAAGAACTGCACCAATAGCATTTCACCATGTCTATGAATGGAAAAAGACTGGAAACTCAGAAGCAAGACTATTTGAAATAAACAAGTTATCACAAGATGGATTGTCATTTAGACTAGGATATAATTTTAAATTATCTAAATCATTAGTTCCAACAGGCAAGGGAAAACACAGACATGTATTTGCAAATAAAGCGGCAGTCATGGAATCTGGTATACCCGTAATAATCCGCCCAAGGTCCGCAGAGCGACTTGTTTTTGAGGTTGATGGTTCTACCGTATTTATGCCCAAAGGGGCTGCAGTGACCGTTACAAAGCCTGGAGGTACCAGAGTAAAAGACACCTTCAAGATAGCATACAAACAATTCTTTACAGGCAATTTAGTTAACCTATCAATTAAGAAATCGGGATTTCAAAAGATGTTTAATAGTTCAATTAGTAAAGCACTAAGTATTCCCATCGACATTAAAAGAGTTAAATATTCATTCTCTGCTAATACTGTCAGATCACAGGCAAACTTTGCTTTAACTTCAGCATTTGGAGGTGCATAATGGTTAATTATAAATTAGACGCAATGCTGGAATTACGTAAGTATATTTGGAAGCGGTTAAAGGATACAGATATATTTAATGAGGATGATTACTATAGTGAGAATATAGGAGATATTACAGTTCCTATTATTCCCGTCCAACAGGTGGCGGAATTAAATCAATTCTTGAGCGGAAAGAAGCACATAGTCTACGATAAGATAGGAATGTCCTATGAAGACCTATGGGCTATATGCTGTGAGCAAATCCTATTTACGATCTATTCAACAGATGTTTCTGAGATAAATGAGATTAGAAACTTTATGACAGATGAATTTAGAAGAGTAGATGAGTCGGCCAAAGATGTAAACAATTGGGTAGACCTATCAAATAAATTCAAATTCTACAGCATCTTTATAGCCGATATATCCCCAACAGAGCCATCTCAAGAAATGGAAGGCTTTCTATCAGCAGATATTGTTTTAGAAATTAAATATTCAAGAGCAGCTGGGTCAAATGGAAGGTTCATTTAGTTTGCCTTTTTACTCAAAAAGCCCTATTATTGGACTAAGAGGAAAGACAGCCTAGCCAGCTTTGATAGATTTATTTATGATTTTGAAATAACAGGAGGTAAAAAATATGGCAATTTCAGCGCCAAATAACGCAAAGAATATTATAGTCGGTGCATCACCACTATTCCTTAGTCTTGCTACAACAGGAGATTCTTCTTTAGACCCAACAGCGGGTTCAAATAAAGAATCATTCTCTTCATCAGCATCTTATACAACAACACTAGATGCAGCAACAACTAAGTGGAAGAATGTCGGATTCACAAACAACGGTCTTCAGATTACATACAACCCAACTTATGGAAATGTAACAGTAGATCAGCTTCTTGATAGCGCAAAGCTATTCAAAGAGTCAATGGAAGTTATGATTGCAACAGAAATGGCAGAAGGCGTTCTTGAGAACGTACTTGCAGTTTTTGGACAGCCAGGAACACTTTCAGGTGGATCAGTAACAACAGTTACAGCAGATCAGTCACTAACATCTGCAGATCCAACATCTTCAACACCTAAGCAATTAGGTCTTGCAGCAGGAGCACTTCTTTCAGCACCAGTAGAGCGTCAGCTCGTTGCTGTTGGACCAGCTCCAGATTACGCAGTGTCAGGAAGCCTAAAGAATGAGCGTGTATATTATGCACGTCGTGTTCTTTCAGTACAACAGTCACAGTTCTCGTTGGCACGTAACACTCCAACAACATTCCCAGTAACATTCCGTCTACTCCCAGAGTCAGCATATGCTGGTTCAGAGTACGGAAAGATTATTGACCGAGTTTACTCATAATATCTAAATTTATTTAGATTAGCGGAAACCCCCATTAATTTGGGGGTTTTCTGCTTGTATTAGTAAGCGTGTTTTGTTATAATAATTAAGACAATCCTAGGAGGATAAATTGGCTACTAAGATCTACGACGTAGAAGAAATTGAATTACAAAATGGGGCTAAGGTAAAATTAAAGCCCCTCACAATTAAAGAGTTAAGAAAATTTATGACTGCAATTAGCAAGACCGCAGATACAAAATCAGAAGATGAAACACTAGATATCCTTATTGACGCATGTGCAGTTGCACTAGAAAAGCAGTTACCAGAATTGGTAGCAGATAGAGATGCATTAGAAGATGCATTAGACGTTCCCACAATCAATCGCATCCTTGAAGTATGCGGTGGGATTAAGATGGACGACCCAAACCTTCTAGCGGCAGCGGTTCTGGCTGGTCAGAACTAGATTTAGCCGCTTTAGAGGGTGAAGTTTTTCTTTTAGGACACTGGAAGAATTACGAAGAACTAGAAGACAGTCTTTCAATGCCAGAACTGATTCAAACTTTGAAATCAATGCAAAAGACTGAGTCAGAAAAAAGAAGATTCTTAGCGTCAATCCAAGGCATAGACTTAGGAAAAGACGGTGAGGAACAAGAAGGTCCTTCCTTTGAAGATGTACAAAGACGGGCACTTGGTATAAATACTAGTGGTGATGATATAGTTTCACTACAAGGTCAATTAGCATCAAGTGCAGGATTTGGAATTGGAGCAGGATTAGGATACGAAAAGGGGTAGCATATATAAATGGCTGATGAAAACATAGTCACGAATATAGTCGCTAATGCTGACTTTTCAGATCTAATTGCAAATGTCAATAAGGTTACTACTAATCTTGCCCAATTAAAACAAACTCTTACAACAACTGATAAAGCGCTTGCATTGCAAGCAGCAAAGATTCAACAGAATTTTGCTTCAACATTAAGAAGCACAGGGCAGTTCTCCACACACTTTGTAAGCCTGTCTTCCGATGTAGATAAGTTTGGAAAGAATTTAGATTCTGGAAAACTTAAGTTAAAAGACTATTATGGCACATGGCAAAATCATTCAAAAACTGCAGGCGGTTTAATTAGAGATTTAGCAAAACAACAAGTTCAATTACAAAATTCTATTCTTCAACCATTAGGCAGAAATGCTGAAGGGTTAATGCAATTTAACGTACAGGTCCCAAGAGGACTGGACGTAACAAAGAATAAGGCTGCACTGCTTAAGCAAGAAATGCAGATCATGAATAAGGTAATTCAAGATGGCGGAGTGCAATTAATTAACTGGGGTAAGAATACTCAGTGGGCAGGACGTCAGTTAACCGTCGGACTTACTGTTCCAATCGCAGCATTTGGCAAAGCAGCAGCAGATGCATTTAGAGTCGCAGACGAACAACTAGTTAGACTTACTAAAGTTTATGGTGGGGTTGCACAAACTTCTGCTGTAGAGCTAGGAAAAATTAGAAAAGAAGTTGCAGCAACAGCAAAAGATTTAGCACAACAATACGGTGCATCTTATACCGAGACTATAGCTTTAGCAGCGGATATTGCGGCAACTGGAAAACAAGGAGAAGATCTTCTTAACTCAACTAGAGAAACAACAAGGCTAGCAGTCCTTGGAGAAGTTGATCGTCAAGAAGCAATGAAGGCTACGCTTGCAATTCAAACAGCATTTAATCAAAATACACAACAGCTTTCTGAGTCGATTAACTTCCTCAACGCAGTTGAAAACCAAACCTCAACTAGCCTTGCAGATTTAGTTGAAGCAATTCCAAAAGCTGGACCAGTTGTAAAGTCTTTAGGCGGAAGTGTACAAGACCTAGCTCTTTATTTAACTGCTATGAAAGAAGGCGGAATCAATGCATCAGAAGGCGCAAATGCAATCAAGTCATCCTTAGCTTCTCTTATTAACCCAACTAAAGTTGCAAAGGAAATGTTTGCAGGATTTGGAATAGATTTAGGTGGAATCGTAACAAGCAATGCTGGAAATTTAACAGCAACAATATTAGAATTACAAAAGGCACTAGACACACTTGACCCATTAACTAAATCAAAAGCAATTGAACAACTATTTGGAAAGTTTCAGTTTGCTAGATTGTCAGCCTTATTTGATAACCTAGGAAAACAAGGAAGCCAAACACTAGAAGTTTTAGATTTAATGAATGCTAGTGCATCAGATTTAGCAAATGTAGCTGGACGAGAATTAGCACAAATTACAGAATCGGCTTCTGGTAAATACCGTAGAGCATTAGAAGGACTAAAGGCAGATCTTGCAGGAGTTGGAGATGCGTTCCTTAATATTCAAACATTCTTTATTAACTTAATTGACAAGGTAATTGAATTTAATAATAAACTTCCCGACCCAATTAAAAAGATTTTAACATTAGTAGGTGGGCTAACAGCACTAGCAGGTCCTGCAATTATGTTAACTGGTGTTCTTGCTAACTTCTTTGGATATATTATCAAGGGAGTTGCACATTTTAAGGCATTGTTTAAAGGCGGAGAAGGCTGGAAGTTATTAACTCCTGAAATTTTAGCAGCTCAAAAAGCTGGAAATCTTATGGAAACAACATTCTATAGCGATGCAAAAGCAGCAAACATTTTGGGACAAGCGCTAGCCAATTTAAATTTAGAACTAGATGAGCTAACTAGAAAAGCAAGTTCTGGAACAATATCAGCAACACCAGTAATATCAACAATTGCGGGAAATACTTTAATGGGTGGTGCAAGAGAAGTTGTTCCAAGCCATCCACTTGTAAGCGATAGAGATACTAGATCTTTTTCTCATCCAAATCCAGTAAGCCAGATGACACCAGAACAAAAAGCTGCACAAACAATATTTGGCATTGTTCCAGGAGCACCATTAGTTAATCAAAAAATAAGCAATAACCCACAAATGTATATGTCTGGCGATCTACCAAAGATAGAAGGAGTCAGCTCAATACGTGGAGTTTCAACAGGAATTGTTGCAGAAGAAGCTGCTAAATTCCATTCAATGACTGGCGCACTAGCAATGCAGTCACAACAAGAAATAGCAATACTTAAAAAAGAAATAGCGGCTACTGGATTAATTACCACCTCATTGTCAGATTCATATCAAGCACTTCTTCCAGAGATGTCAAGAATAACTAGTTTAGCGGCAACAGAGTCAGCGCAGATAGTTGCAGAGCTTCAAGCGTCTAAAATAACTGTTGATCAGGCAAGAACAAAAATTATTGCATTAAACCAACAGATTGAAGCAATGATGGGGCAGGCAGCAACAGGAGTTGCTACTGCACAAGGAAGAACAATCAATTTAACTCAACTTCCAATTGTAAATCAACCAGCGTTTGATCCAGTAACTGGAAAAGCTAATATGAAAGAGTTAACAAGACCAAGAAATAGAACTCTTATAAATAAGATTGCGGGAGCCCTAGGAGTTAAAACTTACGGTGCACCATACTCAATAGAAACAACAAGACCAAAAAGATTTAACATGGGTGGAAAGGTATTCTATAATAATGGAGATCAGGTTCCAGGATCTGGAAATACTGATACCGTTCCAGCAATGCTTACTCCAGGTGAGTTTGTAATCAGAAAGGGTGTTGCACAGCAAGATCCTGATGGAATGAGAGCCCTTAATGATGGACAGGCTATGATTGTTCCAGTTCAAGGTAGACAGCTAGGCGGAGTAATTGCAAGCATAAGAAATAAAATGATTGCAGTAGGTGCCTCTAGAGGCGTTACAATGAGCAGCAAGGGGCATCAAAGAACAAGTGGATTTAATGCATTTTCAACACCTGGGGCAAGACCAGGTGGATTCGGATATTCTGATTTTTCTTCTCCTAGGTTTTTTAAATCTAAGGCTGGCAGAGAAGTTTCTAGATTATACGGGGCAAGGCCATTAAAGAGAGTTCGTGGCGCAGACGGCAAAATTGATAAAAGACAGTCAGAAGTAAATATTCATGCAGTAAGTGAAGAGTTTTTAGATACATACGGTTTACCAAAAGGAACAGCTTCTACACCAGATTTAAAAGGCTCAGAATTAATTGCTTTAGGAGCAACTGGCAAAATAGACCCAGATAAAGTATACAGAGTTCTTCCAGCAATGTCAGTTAAAGGATCTCAACATTTTAACGAAAAGCTAAATGACAAAACTGCAACTGCTGCAGATTGGGTAAAAATTGGTCCAGGAAACTTAACCGACCTTGCAATGCACCTTCATCACGAGCTTGGGCTGCCTCCAGCTGTTGTAAATAATATATTATCAGGAGCAGCAAATAGAATAAACTATAAAGTATTGTCAAACCGTGGTTTAATTGACGAACAAGATTTTGCAAAAATAGTATTTGATTCAGCAGAAGAATCAATTGCATCTAACTTTAAAGCTTCAACAAACAACTGGGTTGGAATGAATTCTGGGGGAATTGTACCAATGATGGGCGGAGCAGTTACATCACAAGGCGGAAGAAGTATTCCAGCTCCAGTTCAAAATGGAAAATATAATATGGGCGGAATGGTTCCAGGTATGCAATACTTTGGAAGTAATATGCGTGGAAGAATTGTAAAGCCATTATCTTCATCAATAATTAATAAACTAACTTCTAAGTGGAAGCCAAAGAAACAATTCTATCCACAAGGAATGCAATATACATTAGGAAACCAAGATCCATTACATGGACCATTACAAATTGGTAGAGCAATGCATGTTGGATCAAAATCACATCACGATCCCTTTGAGAAGGACCCATTTGCAAGAACTATAGAAATTGCTTATAACGATCCACAATTTGCACGTATGGCGCATGTTCCAGGATTCCCAGTTGGAACATTAGAAGATCGTGGTAAATACATACTTCGTCAATATATGGAAGGCAACTATGGAATATTAAATACTCCAGGTGCTACAGAAGCAATAAAAACTTTATCAAAGAAATTTAGTGGAAATCTTTATAGAGGAATTCGTTTAAGCAATAATAGATCAAACCCACTGCCACAAAATATTTTAGATGCTCTTACACAAGCAAGAGCAACTGGAGATTATTCAGGTTTAATTGGAAAAGAATTTATTATGCGTCGCTCTTCATGGAGTTCAGACAGAGGCGTTGCCTCAATGTTTGCTCCAGGATTTAGAGCAGACACTGAAGGTAAATCAATTTTATTAGAAGCTTTAGTAAAAAATAGAAATGTTGTGCCATCTTCAGAAATTTTCCCACAAGCAAAATTTGCGGCACCATTTGGACAAAAGCTAACAAACAATTCAAGATCAGAAAAAGAATCTATATTTGGCGGAAAGTTTAGAATTGTTAATGCAGAAAATGGAAGACTGCAACTAGAAACAGTTGTAGATGGTGCTCGTGCAATGGGTGGTCCAGTAAATGCTGGAAGACCTTACCTTGTTGGAGAAAATGGTCCAGAGCTATTTGTTCCTAGAAACGCAGGCGGGATAATTCCAGGATATCAAGATGGCGGAGATGTTAGACCTAATAGCGGTGGATTTATCGCTGGCCTTAAGAACCCATACGGAAGAGGCTTGGCTAAAGGAATGTCTAGAGGCCCAATGGGACTACCAGCACAACTTGGAATTGGAGTGGCAGGTGGAATTGCTGGATCAATGGTTGGCGGAAATACTGGAACAGCAATTATGATGGCGTCAAACATTCTTCCAATGATGACTGCAATGAAAGGATTTTCTGGACTTCTGCCTACTATAAAAACGGTAGCAACAATTTTAGGAAGATTAACAATTCCAGGGGCTCTTATCGGAGCTTTAGCTGGAGTTATAGGATTAATTAATAAATTTAAAAAAGATGCCGAAGACGCTGGTAAAGTTAATCGTGCAATGTTTGGCGGGACAAAAGAACAACTTGCAGAAGTAGGAATTCAATACACATCTATATCTGACAGAATTAAAGACATCAATACCCAGCTTGAATTAAATAAGGCTAAGATTGAGTCTTCTTATAACTCATTTACAAAGAGTGGAATTCCTGGACTTACTCTTACAATTCAGCAGTTAAAAGAAGGAATTGAAAAGGCTAAAACTAGCGCAAAAGAAACTGTAAACTTATTTA